GTCCGGTTACACCACTTGCTCCTGTAGGTCCGGTTACACCACTTGCTCCTGTAGGTCCGGTTACACCACTTGCTCCTGTAGGTCCTGTAACTCCCGAAGCTCCTGTGGGGCCTTTTGGTCCAGTTGGACCTTTAGGACCTGTTGGACCGTCAATTCCCTGGTAACCTTGTATACCCTGTGGACCTTCCGGACCAGGATATCCTTGTGGACCCTGTATTCCCTGAGGTCCGTGAACATTAATTTCTTCTTCCAATTCACATTCTAAAAAATTTACAGAAACTGGGGTTGTTGTCACGTATGCTAAAGAATTCCAAGGTGTTATGTTGTCACCAAATTTTAACTTATTTGTGTCAGTTTCAATGCCTGTTTGTCCTGTTTGTAGTATTGGATTGAGTTGAGCCCACTGTGTTGACAGTTTGAGCATAGTCTGTGGACTACTCATTTGTAAATTGAAATGTATTTGATTTTTGAAGATTACTTTACGCTCACCATAAAACTACCTGGTGTAAAAAAATGTACTTGGTTAGGCGGTATAAAGATACCTAAACGAATTAATCGTTTTGTGTCTTCGAATGCAGGGGCGTCAAATACTTCTTTTGTGTCGGGATCTAGAATTATAAGAATATCCCGTAATAATACTCTCTGTAATCGTCTTGTCTTTCTAACGATATTTCGTAAATAAAGTGTATCTTTTTCGTCATTTTTATAAGAAGGGTTGAATGCTAACTCGTCACTTGTCGTTGTGGTATCAAACCGCATGCATTGAATTACAGGCGTTTCTTTCGAATGAAGTTTACGGTGGATTTCACAATCAATCGCAGCTTGTTTCAAAAGCAAGGATATGTTCTTAATAATTCTGCCTTTTCTATAAGAAACTTCATATAGAAACTCGTCACTTGACATAAACGCATCTCGCGGTTCGTTACCATCGTATCGTTTCAATACCATATCATTGCGACGAATCAGAACAACGTTAGGACCTTCTCCTGTTATTGTTTGTTCTTCCTTAAAGACTGTTATATAGAACTTCACATCAACTGTTCGCTCAGAAACATTTGGTATAGATGCATGAGAACAGATGCGAATAGCACGACCGATAACCTGTTCAATACGAGCGGGATTCCAATAAGATTCCATGATGAGTACATTACGAACATTACGTAAAGTGATACCTTCGGCTCCAGCACTCGAAGCCATCAGTATACATAGTCTTCTTTCTTTGATTGAATCTTTGAGCGATTGCGGTAGATCGTTTTTCTCTTCATTAAAAATTTGACGATAGAGTTCGCGAAGTTCTTTATCTTTGTCACCTGTACCTCCAACGAACAGTGCATATGCCGGAACCCCTTTCTTCATAGACGGATCTTCTTCCCAAATTCCTTGCTTCTTGATTAATTTGTATTCCTGAAACCCGTTGTACTCTAGAATAGCAGAGAATATGCCCAATCCTTCCAATGAACGATACTGTGAGTATACAAACTGATTATTGTATTTTTCTTCCGCTCCGATGTTTTTCTTAATGTCTTTTAACATTCGCAACATTTTTGGCGATAGTACTTCTAACGATTCTTCTGATAAAAATCGCTTTGGATTATTTTTTAAATTTTGTAAAATTTCTGGTTTCTCTAAATTAGACTCTTCGTTGCTAGCTTCATCTACATCATATCGCATTTCAGCAGGAACCGCGTAGTTACACACCAATCGCGAGGCCATTCGGTACGAACCATAGTTTTCGTCTAAGTCTGCACTCTGTCTACCCTTCTTTGCGTCACGTTTGATCTCTTCCCATCGTAATTCTAAATATCGTATAAATTGCTGATCAGACATAGGAATCTTAACTAACGTATTTTCTTCATCGATACGTTTTGGTAATAGACGCTCATCTGCTCCTTTGAAATATGAAACAAGACCTTGAATACGTTTCTGAAACATCAAAGCATTTTTAATATTTAATCCATCAATAAATGTATTAACAAAATCTTCAAATTTTGTAGGTAAACATTCAAGTTTTTCTACAACATATTTGTCATCTTTTGCCACTTCAATACCTGCAAATTCTTCTTCAAACTTAGTTTTCCACCCGTTTGTCCACTTCTTAATGTCAGGTTCTTGATCAAATTCTTGATTGTATTTTACAGCAATTCTTTCGTTCTTTTCATTATATACACTTTCAAAATGAGAAGGATTTCGTGTTAACATAATAGTACGTTTAACAGAGTTGTATTCAATCGTGTCAACATCTTTCATTCGACGAAAATAAGCTGTCATTAATGATTCATCCCAAGAGACAGCAGATACAGTTGGAATGGTAATACGTTCGATAGGTCCTCGTAACAAATTCATCAAATATGAAATTTCATTAGGTCGATTCACAACAGGAGTTCCAGATAAACAAACAACCTTACAATCCTTCGCATTGTAAATCATATTATACATTTTAAGTTTAATCTCACGCTCGCTGACAACACCTCCAATTAAGTTATGTGCCTCATCAATGACTACAACAGTATTATCGAACATATTCGGTTGATCTGGGGGAAAAACTTTATCATAGTTTACTTTACTGATACCGTTGTAGTTAATAAATGTAAATCTCTGGTTTAGAATGTCATTAATTTGTTTATCAATTGTTTCACGATCACCGGCATGAAGCTTATCGTAGTTAGGAGGACGCCCAGAAATATTCACAAAAAACTTACCAGTTGAGTCTAAGAATGAATCTGAAATACCCATACCTTTTGCTTGTGCACGTGTTTCATCGTTTAATTGACGAAGTTCCCAAAATTGCTCATTCTTGTAGATAGGATCACCACATTTACGAATTTCACCACGATAGTTATCCTGCAACGATGCAGGTAACATAACATACACCTTTTTTGTTGATAGAAGCGATTCTGCTACTGCAATAGATGAGCATGTTTTACCAGAACCAAGACCATGGTATAAAAGCAACCCACGATACGGTGATTCTAAAATTAAGTAATCACGAACTATTTTTTGGTATTCAAATAGCTCAGAACTGTTCTTTGACATGTCACCTTGTCGCTTACACATGTCCTCTTCGGAATTCGCAGTGTCGAGAGGATCCAAATTAGATTTGCGATACTTTAAGAAAATTCGTGTTATTGAATCTGAGAATGCCTTTCTATTCGGAAGCACATACATTCTCTACTTATTTTTGGAGAGGAATTGATAATGGAGGCAACTATCCGTAAAAGTCCTAAGTTGTGGATGTTGGTAATCTATCTATTTCTTGTAGCGGGGTTTCTGTATATTAAACCTTCGATTGCCTTTGGGTCCGAGGGCAGAGTTCGTCCCTTCGGATCCAACAATAAAGAAGCTACTGTATTCCCTGTTTGGTGGTGGATGTTTGCATTTGCTGTAGTTTCTTACATGTCTGTGGTCTATATTTTGGATTTTAACTTATAAAAATTTATAATCATATTTAATTCGTCACTTCAGGTGTGTTTGAACAAGTATCATCCGAGTCCTCGCCGGAAACATTAATCACGTCAATTAAGTGGTTCATCAGTCGGTTTGACATAATATCACACATGTTCTCCTTCTTGAGAAGATACATTGAAACCATGTCGCCACCCAAGAAAACCTGAATATATAAGACCTGCATCATAGCAAGCGTCGCGTCGTCTGGAGGCGTCATAAAGACGATATACCAAGTATCGGAATCACCATCCACAGGAAACACGAAACCATCTAAGTTATAGTTTGTCTCCGACAGTGCGTGGTCGATTGCATGGTTGAGATTATCTGCCATTTATCGAGTATGATTTCTAATTCTTCTCAAAAAATTAAATCCATTTTAATAGAATATTGTCTATTTTTATAGAAAAATGGATTGATAAAGTAGAATACAATTGATAGCAAAAAATGCCGTCTCTTCAGGATCTACAATCAATGCATAATAAGCCGTATTCGGATGATAAGATTGATTCAAAAGTTATCGTTGATAACTATGTGAACTACTTTAAGTACAAAGCAATCCGAATCGCTCAGTCAGCGAACACTCAAGATATGGTTGACAATATTCATCGCAATAATCCTGAATATAAGCTAGTCCATGAAATTCTAGCTGCGTTGACGCTAGAATTTCCAGGTTGTAAGGTTATTCTGAGTACATGGGGTGAAGGTTTTCGTGAATTTGAAGATCATAACGACCCTCATGCCGAGTACCAAGAGTTCAGTGTTGACTGGAGTAATAAGTAAAAATGGATTTTTTATTCGTTGTGTTTTAATCAGTAACAAAATGCCCTCCAAGGATGTACTAGTTGCGTTAAGTAATGGCTATAATGACGTTCGTCTTATTAAAGAGTTTGTATGGTATTTAAAGTATCAATCAGAACGAACTGCAGAAGCTGGTGGAGATGATTCTATGCATGTTGCAGGAAACATTCACAGAAAGAATAGAGAATTTCATCTGATCAAACGGATCATGGATGAAGTAAAAATCGAATTTGCTGGATGCAAAATTGATCTAAATTGTTATGCAGATGAAAGGGATCCATCTAATTTTAAATGGTCGCTTACTGACGGTATTGATGATCCAAAAAATGACATGTACGAGATCATTATTTATTGGTCTTAAGCATGTAATAAAATGTTTCAGGATTATAAACAGTTTTTGTATCCATAAAATTTATAATTGATTTCTGATCACGTCTATCAAATTTTCCAATTACGCGATAATTATTTTCTAACGGATCTCCTTCTTTTGTAATAACGTCTTTTGAAGGACGCAAGATAAGTGGATGTAATGAAAGTTCTGGAATAGTTTTTGTACCTAACCTATCTTCAGCATATTTAAAAAATCGTCGCATTGTTGCATTTTTTGGTTTTGATAATCCTAATTTTAGTAGTCTTGCATCTTTTTGAACAACTGCAATTGTTCCAACAATTTCAGGAAACTTTTTTATAATTGTATCACTCAAACATGCATCGTATGAATTATAATTTCTTGGAAGACATCCTTTTTTAAGTGTTGAACATCGTTTAATAAATATACCTTTGCGATATTTATCTGCACGTGAATACTTTGAAGGATTGATTAGTGAAATGACTTTGATATCTTTGTTCAAAATATAAACGTATACATAAGGATCATAATCTGTATCTAAATATTTTTCAAATGCAAGCTGAGCAGCAAACGGATTTGGATAAAAATAAACATTAAAGTTTGGTGTCAAGCAACGTTGATCATTTTCAATAGGAACACCTCTCATATCATTTTTCTGATTTTTTAGAATACGGAACAATAGTGTTCCTTCCGGAATTGTTTTTACAATTAGATTTGACCTTCTGTATGGTATGGTCTCCATTATAGTTTACAAAGCAAAGAATTGTTTGATTGTTTTATCAAGTTGAAGAAGTGACTGTTCGGTGTATGTTGTCGGTACTTCAATACCAACTGTATCCTTACTAAGTTTTTCAAATATTTTTAGTAAAGGTGTTTTATATTCTGGATCTATTGTTCCATAAGCTTTGATATGATTTCTAAACGCATATAACCACTTCTTATATTTCATATATGTCATAAGGCGTTGTTTTAGTTCCGGATCTGTTTTTGCTAGTTCATAATTTTTATCAGTTGAACTTATATAGTCTTTTGCAGGTCTCTTTGCTTGAGCACTAAACAAAATCGAATAATCGTATAATTTTAAATGTTGGTCAATATAATGCAGAACTGTATTTGAAGTTGGAGTTTCATAAGGAACGCTTCCAGTTGCATACATGAATAAAAGTCCTTTCTTCAGAAGATCCTGATGAAATGATTCCACCTCGTGTGGATATTCAATCATGTCAACTTGATAATCAATATCTAGGCCTTTTAAATTTCCTTTTCGCTGAATGCGCATATTACTTTGTAGCAACTGTTTCTTTCTTATTTTTTCCAATATTAAAAGCTTCTTCATAAGACTGAAGAACCCTCATTACTTCTTAACAACAATTAACGTTTAGTAAACGAATACCAAGCAGTATATGCTGTTGATAGGTGTATAAGTCCGTGAAAGAACATTTGTGTATTCCAATCAGGGTCCCATGAAAGAATGTTTAACTGTTGTCCTACAAAGTATGAATACAGCGAATATCCAACTGATAGTCCCCATACACCTACAGCAGGAAGACCCGCGTGATAAATATTATACAATGCACAAATATTGTAATTAATAATTGCAATAACATCTAATTCAAATAGCCATTGATAACGAAACCAATGAAACGACATGGTTGTAGCACATAAGAATAGATTAGAACCCATTGAATAATAAAATCCTTTATTCCACGCTAGTAGTGCTGGCATCAAATACGACATTCCTGTCATTACTAGAAAAGGTTCTGGTATCATATGATCTTGCCGCCAACCCATTACCATACATACGGCTCGAGCATTAAAATTATTCCTTCTTTTCGTTTGCAGCCTGTTTTTCTGCTAATTGTTTTAGCAATCTTTCTTTGAACTCCGTCATTTCAGATGTGCTTGGAACACAAACAGCACGTTCTGTATTATGTACAACCCAAACAGTAGATACCCATGTAGATAACATCATCAAATAACCAACTGCTGCCATTTCTGAATTAATTTTATCAACACCGAATCCCGCCAATGTGTCTGAAAATGGGTGACGAACATAACCAATTGTAGCAGCTAGTCCATAAATAAAGGTAGGAAACGATGCCCATATCGCACCCTCAGTTCCACTTTCGGTTATGCTGGTTTTTCCACATTGTATGAAACTACCCAACATTGAGATGCAAAAACCGGAAATGTACATAACTGCAAAAACTACTGCTATTGAGATGAATAAGTTCTTCCAGTCCATTACTTTTCTACGAGAGTTTCAATTGTCTTTTCAATCGTATGTATTAGTTGTTTTCGTTCGATATAGTGTGGACGTGTTATTGTATTTGATTCGGCAAGTGTCTTCCACGATATAGCTGAAATCTCTTTTTGTTGCATAGGTGTAAATTTTTGACTAAGATTGATGGATCCCGATGATACCAATTTTGCTATGTAATATATGTGCATATATTTGACTCCGTTTGTTCCCGAAAATGTTTCAACAAATTTAAGATCTTTACACACCGTGTAAGCATCACTTGGAATGTTTGTTTCTTCATTAAATTCTCGAACTGCACAGTCTATGTCTGATTCACCTTTCATACGACGACCCTTTGGAAATCCCCACTCTGGTTCTGTATAATTTGAAACAGCTTGTTCTACTATCTCTTTTTTGTTGATGATACCAAACTTCTCTTTAGAAAGTTCATATTCCATAGAATGACAATCCTTTCCTTGGCCCCACAAAAGGGTCCACAGAGAATCAAATGGATACTCTAAAATCTGTTTCTGTTCTTTTATGGTCATGTTTGAAATCAAATTTCGCATGTAGGCTACATCAGTTACACTGTATTTTCCACGAAGGAATTCAGTATAACACATACTATCTTTACGACATACCATGAGTACACTTACTGTCTTTGGGTTCACAGGAAATACCAGAGGCTCGTAAATACCTCGAAGTAACACGAGTCCGCACGATATGATTGGCTCTTTACATCCTTTGAATAGATGTCCTTTTTCTCCGCAATTATTACAATACATTGCTTATTTAACAATCATCGAATAATCCATCCGTTTTTTACTACCGTTTTGATACAAATGGGAGGAACGACTTCTAAAGCTGTAGAGCAACCAGCTACAACAACAGCTTCCATTCTACCGGATATAACAAAGGCTACATTTAGCGGTGATTACGTACAGTCTGCACTCGATAAAGCGTCAAACACTATAAACGAATCTGCTGCACAGGCTGCACAGGCTGCCGACGAAGCCGCTAGATTAGGCTCTAAAGTTTCTTGGCTGTCAACTATATTAAAAATAGTTGGAGGGTTAATATTTTTAACTGCAATTGGGTTTTTAATATACTACTTACTATTCAAATATGAGGTTATTGGTTCATTTTTAGGTATAACAAAGGGTTCATCTTCTGTCGGTACAGGTGTCGGTCCTGATCTAGCTATTCGTAAAGCTATTGTCGGCGATACAGATATTACAAAAGCTCTTCAAAATTTAGTAAAAAGTTCAAAACTAGTAGTTACGCTTTCTCCTCAATCAATTACAGCTATACCTAGTAATGCAAAGGGTGCTGTATCGATTATATATCAGTACTCGGGTTGCCCCGAAGTAACTATGAGCCCTCCTCCCAACGTCGGTGATAATATTGTTATCGAGTATGATCCCACAAAGTGTAGTACCGGTAATACTGCGAATCCGACTACTCCAGCTGGCCCATCTTCGTTCTTCTCGAGCTCTGTAAATGTACCCGACGGTACTACAGATTCAAGAGTAATCTCTGGCGGAACGGCCCAATCACACTTTGATAACTATCCGGGTGGATATGGTATGCAATGGTGGATGTTTATTAAAGATTGGAATCACAAATATGGTGAAGTTAAGAATGTAGTTACACGTGCGGATGCTACAAATACCAATACATTAAATCCTCAGGTAACACTTCACCCTACCGATAGTACATTACGTATTTTAATCTCTGTTTTTGGAGACTCTTCAAATACAGCATCGGTTGCAGCTCCACTTCCTGCAGGAACTACTGGTAAGACAGATGATGTATTTATATGTGAAGTTCCAAATATTCCTCTTCAAGATTGGTTCTCTGTTTCATTAACAGTATTTGATCGTAATGTTGATGTGTACATTAATGGTTTACTTGTGAAGTCATGTTTCTTACCCGGAGTTCCTAAACCGGCAGCTGGCGATATCACACTAGCAAAAGATGGTGGGTTTTCAGGTTCTATGTGTGGATTTTTAACATATCCTCGCATGTTGACACCTACAGATGCAACTGCATTCTATAGCGCAGGAACGAGTTGTAAATCATTAACAACTAGTGGAGGTGATACAGCAACTAGTGCATTAACAGGTTATAATGTGAAGTTTGGATTTTACGATAGAGGTGGTAAAAAAGTAAATGAGTGGTCGTTCTAACAGTATTTAGAAACATCAAAATAAAAGTTCATTTCGGGATGAATACACTCAATTTTCTTCTTATCTTTGTAGAAAATCAACGTTGAAGTTTTATCATTATTGTACAGATACATTTCATCAATTTCAGATAAATCCATGTATACCTCTGCGTTTTTTTGCATATGTTGGTAAATATCGCGAACAATTACTTCAGGTGTTTGTTGTGTAATTCTTTCTTTTACACGTTTCAATGCCGTATCTAGTTTAGCATATGTCATTGCAAAAATAATTTTATATCCTTTTTCCTTTGATTTTTTCATCGCATCGATAATAGCATTTTTATTGCGACACGTTGCATCCCAGAAAAATGAATATCCACGACTTATTGTTCTTTTTATAATATAGTCCAACATAGTCTGTGCTGTTTCGTTATTACCCGTAATCAAACGAATTTTATCTAAACTTATGTAGACAAATGAAGTTTTGATACCCGCTTCTTTTAAGAAAGACTCTTTTCCACTTGTTTTTCCAACACCGGAAGCACCGCAAGAAAAAATAGCCTTTCGGTATTTACTGGGTCGTGTAGCTGTTACTGTTAATCTTTTAAATAGCTCTTCCTCCATTATATAGACATAAGAAAGTCGGGAAATGATCGATTTTTGTACGTAACAATATTTCGTTCTTTCATTTTAGAATTTATGTAAAAGTTCCTATAGGCCGTAACCACGTCTTCGTGTTTATATTCGTCCGGCATAGCTTGTGCAGGAATTGTAAAACCAATGTCTGGTATACCCTTTGGATAGTTTTCAAGAAGCCAATCAATATGTGCTTCTGTTTTATGAGTTTTAGTTTCACCGTATCTGAACTTATATTCGAGACACAATTCTTTAGCCATTTCGCAAAGCCATAAATAGTTATCCAAACTTTCTCGTACCCAAATAGAACACGGATGGTTCATATGAGCCTTTTTATACGCATTGGATTGTAGAGAACTTTCTAGAGCCCAGTGAGCAGAGTACAACATTTGAGCGCTTTCAATAATCATTTTTATAACGTGTTTATCACAGTGCAGTTGAGCAGCTTCACGAGGATCTAGCGATAGGAAGAATATATTCATCTTTGAAGATTTCAATTTATTACAACAAATATTCGTTTTAGATAACAATGAAGAAGTACATTCAATTTATCTTGCTAGGTCTTCTAGTCCTTTTTGTGTTTTCCGGAGTACGTGAGTCTTTAACATTTGCACCTCCTGGACAAACTGTAGTTCAGAGTACTATCGTTGACGGAAAGAGTGCAGTTGATAGCGATACAGTTCTTCCCGAATCACTAAATCAAGATAAAGGATTAACATTCTCATATTCAGTATGGATTCGTATTGATGACTTTGCATACATGCCTGGTAAGGAAAAGATTATATTTAGTAAAGGACCTTCTGATTTATCATCAATGTGTCCTGCGTTGTTAATTGATGGAAAGTCAAACACACTTTTGGTAAAAGTTGATACATTTGGTAATACGGAAACTGTATCTATCTCAAATATTCCCGCAAAGAAATGGTTACATGTTGTTATTGCTGTAGAACAGGAATCAATTAATGTGTATGTTAATGGAGTATTACATACACACCACTCGATCAGTCAGATACCTCGTCAAAATAGTGGAAATGTACACACAGGACTTGGTGGAGGGTTCAGTGGAAAACTAGCAAGTTTGATTTATTACAACTACTATCTACAGCCCGCCGACATCCCTGCACTGATGATTAATCCTCCGAGAGCAGATCCGTCTGATACAGGTGGGCCTATGCCACCGTATTTTGATATAGGGTTTTGGACGAGACGTTATAATTAGGTTACGACTTAGATATTGCAGTTAAGCTAGATAATGCAGCGTTGGCTTGACCTGCTTGTGCAGACATTCTGTTTTCTGTATCGCTAAATTTCTTTTCAAGTGTTTCGAGTCGCGTTGTTAATCCGGATACTTTACTAACAACATCTTCTGTGGGGTTCTCTAAGTGCTCCTTTATTATTCCGGCTTTGTTCATTACGGCATAAAACAGCCACAAAAATAAAAAAGGAAGAATCATTCCAAAAAAGGTCTTTCGCTTCAACATTATTACTCTTAGATATACAAATGAGTTCGCAATCTGTGAACAGTACAGCATATTCAGGATACACTACAGCGAGTACAGGTGGTAATGCCGCTAATAACAATGTAGTATTGGGTCAGATCCCTCTGCGTGATGCATCGGATCTAACGCGTCGGATTCGCGAACAGATCATTTATAACGAAAATAAAGTAGGATCGGCTATTCAGCCAGGAGTACCTGAGGGCTCTCCGTGGATTATATTTGGAAATAAGTACCGACTCAGCTATCTCTTTGGTAAACTAAAGTGTCCTACGGCTTGTTCTGGATCTGCTGAAACAGCAAATGCATTCAATGCAAACGGTGCGTTTTCTACTGTTCCTGGTGGAACTTTTGGTGGTTCATAGATATTTAAAATATGAATAATAACTAACAATGGGACACGACCGGGTAGAAGCAGAAAAGAAGCATTTAGTTTCAGCGACTGAACGAGTCACACGTGCAAAAAAGCTACTTATGAAAGCTAAGAAGGCGCTTAATGTAACGAAGAGACGTCTTGCAGATGCTAAGATTGAAAAGAAGGAGGCAGCTAAGAATTAACAAAATTATTTTTTAAGTGCCTTAATCGTATCGGTTTTAAACTTTTGACGGCGTGTTTTATCCATTGATGTAGGAGTGTATGTAAAAAAGGATTTAACGAACTCTGGAGATGAACGGTCCTTGCTCGCCTCGGCATACAGCTCTGATTTTTCAATTCGCATATCAATCAATGACTTCTGTTTTCCTAAACAGGTAATTGGAGTCAGTAATCGATAACGTCTGGCATGAGAATTTTCATTTGCCAGTTCAACTAAGTTTTGTGCAGCACATAAAAACCTTTGTTCTGGTATATCTTCTAAAAAGTGATCAGGAGCATATAAGACTGCAAGAAAGAATTGTAATAACGTAGGTATGCTCGCTACCAATAAGCCTTTCGGTGTTTTATGGTAACTATGACATGCAGTTGTTTCATATAAACGAACTAAAACTAATTCAGTTTTAGCATCTAGAATATCGACATGTGGGGGAAGAAGTTCTCCGTAAGCAGGATACTTCTCTACCTTAACAGACCCCTTTGAATTAAAAAGGTCTTCAAACAGTTTTGCATTCTTTTCAACTGTTTCCGGAGTTGTAAGAACATCGAGTGGAAGTTGCCACGATCGTGTTGCGTGTTTCTTTTCTAAACTCATTCCATTAAATCCAAGAAGAACTAATCCTTGTTTTATTAGAACAGATTCAATCTTACCTTTCATATCATCAGAAATTATAATATCACTAATTTCTTCATGCTCTTTCGGACACGTCATAGGATAATGTTTATTTAGTAAAAGTAACCGTGTGTATACTTTCTTCCAACGTTCTACGTAACCTTTAGGTCTGGAAAGTTCTAAGTAAATAGCCATTCGTAAAAAATTAGGAGGGACATAGTGAATACCCTCCCGTTCGATACTATGTTTCCAAAGGGTAGTAAATATCTCAGGTTCTAAGTTTGAGACATCTGCTACGCCAATATAATCTGCAAAAACTTTAAAGGTCCCCAAGTGAACACCTGGCTTAACCTCAACGCTTTTAAAACCAGCTCTTGTCAACTGATCTGCTATCTCCATTGAATGAAGTTGAGGGGTGGCTGTGAAGAAATCATAGTCAGGAATATCTTTTTCAACGTCATAAAATCTATCTTCTTTAGGAAGAAGATTGTTGATAGCAGTTCCTCCGTAACACATAACACGATTATGTTTGATAAACTGTTCAACGATCTTTAATGCACGGATAACGGCGGGGTCACTAGCATTTTCTTTATCTATCTGATCTTGAGCTATCTGAGCAGCTTGTTCAATACTGTCCCCCATTATTTTCTCACATGAAAAAGTGTGGAGGATTTATTTCTGCTATCAGACAAGGATGGCCAAACGCAAATCGCGAGAGAACGCCCGTGACAGAAAGTGTTCTGAAGATCTATCTGATGATAACAAAGCTCCGCCTCCGAATAAAAAGAAGCCCCGTCGGGATGGTTCTGACACAACATGGGTAGACGATGACACACTTCTTATCAAAGATGACACACAGTCCACAGATGATAAAGAAATTCAACAACCGATCCATTTAACGATTCATATACACGGAGGTGATGTGGAAAGTAGCGACGAGGAAGAAGAAGAGGAATTAGTTTATAATACACGATCAAAAAATGGAAAATCAAAAAAGGAAGGAAATATACCAATTAAGCTTACTCCTCAAGAGAAATCGTACTATAATTCATTACCATCCAATCAGAAGAAGGGTATGTTTGATGTTATGAAGCGTATTTCAACACTTTCTCTCGATGATGGGATAATTCCTTATAAATTTAAAATACTTGGACTACCTATTCCAGATTATACAAAATCAAATGTTCTCAAAAAACTTGAAATGCTTGCTGATATGGAAAGCGATGGCGGCGAGTCTCATAAGTTAAAATCTTGGATGGATGGATTTATGCGAATTCCGTTTGGAAAGTCAATACCTCTTCCTGTGAAATTTGAAGATGGTGTTCAAAAGTGCACAGAATTCATGAATAAGTCGCGAAAGACTATGGACAAGTCTGTATATGGAATGATTCCTGCAAAACTTCAAATACTACAAACAATTTCACAGTGGATTGTTAATCCCGATTCAGTTGGTAACGTAATTGCACTACAGGGTCCTATGGGAGTTGGCAAGACATCATTTGCAAGAAATGCGATTGCAGAAGTTTTACAACGTCCATTTGAGTTCTTTTCTCTTGGAGGTGCTTCGGATATATCCAACTTCATAGGACACTCTTATACGTATGAAGGATCGATGTGGGGGCGTATTGCAGATTGTTTGATGCATGCAGGTTCAATGAATCCTGTTTTATACTTTGATGAGGTTGATAAGGTCTCGTCAACTCCTCATGGTGAAGAAATAGTAAGTATGTTAATTCACTTAACCGATCGTTCACAGAATACACAGTTCCACGATCGTTATTTTTCTGGAATTGATTTTGATGTTTCACAGTGTTTATTCGTATTTTCTTTTAATGACATTGACAAAGTTCATCCGATTTTACGTGATCGCATGAATGTAATAAACTGTTCAGGATATACTGAAAAAGATAAAAGAGTCATATTAAAAGATTATATCTGGCCCCAGATTGTGAACAGATTACGTTTTAAAGAAAACGAAGTCATCTTGGACGACACCGCAGCTACGTTTTTAATATTAGAATACTCCACGGAAGAAAAAGGAGTTCGAACTTTGATCCGTACAGTTGAGACTATGATGACGCGTTTGAACATGCTACGTGTATCAGATTCTGAAAGTATGAAAGAATATTGTTTTTACATGAAAGTTGACTTTCCACTTGTAATCAATCGAAAGATTGCAAGCACTCTTCTATCGGGAATTGAAAAAAAAGACAGTGAAATTTGGCGTACATTATACGCTTAAACAACTAGGTCACAAAACTCACCGACTCCGGCAAATCCTACAAACACATCTCTATCAGTCTTCTCGTCGTATTCATAAACTCGCTTGTTTGACTTGTAGACGAAGTACTTCTTTCCGTTATACTCCTTCTGTTCTAGGTCCTCCTCAGTATCCATGAATACATAGACACCTTCCTTAGCATACCAGTAATTTCCATTGCCGATTGGCTTTAGAATATCAGTCTTCTGAAGAGCCTTCAGCTTATCAGCAGGAAGGATTTTCATCATAGAATGTAGATCTAGTGGGGGTGCCGCATTTGAGCGGGCAGCCAGATCAGGCGGATTCGCCTGGCCTACATATTCCGACTTCTTTACTACCTTAACAGGCGGAGGAACATCCTCTACCTTCTCTTCGGGCTTCTTGAACTTGCTGTCCGCGAAGTTCTTTGCGTGAACATCTAGAGCCGACTTCATATAGTCATCCGCTGTGATTTCATTTGCATAATTTTTAAACTCCTCTAGGAGTTCATCTGTGACATCTTCATTGTATGTCTTTAGGACTTTAGTAAACGAATCCTTCACCGACTTGATAAGTCGGGGGATGTTCTTCTTAGTCTCTTTCTTAGGTTTCTCTTCCTTCTTCTCAACAACTTCCTCCTTCTTCTTTGTAACCTTCTTAGGCTTCTCGGCCACTTCCTCCTTGGGAAGCTGGCTCTCGAGAAACGCGAGTAGACTCTTAGCGTTAGCGATCTGAGTTAGTAGGTCAGTCATTTTATTGGTAACAATTAGGTTAAAAATACTAAAATCCGTTTTCAATAATAATAAGGCTCGTCATCAAGATTCCATTCATCGAAAAGTTTCTGATCAATCAGTTGACTTTCGGTGAGAATTTCTTCAATATCACGAATATCCGGAATAAACTCAGAAATCTTACCCTTCAAAACCTTCTTTGCATTGCAAAAGATGTCATGTTCAAATTGATATTCCCAACGCGAGATAGCTGCAGAATTTGATTTTGCCATTCTAATTCCAAAACTCCAGTATTCCAATTCGGTCTCAAATAGATCAAACATGTTATTAGTTTCCATCTTTATTAACCAAATAGAAAGCCAATAAAAAATTCATTTTCATGAAATTACGCCTTAGCAGCCTTTGCTGCCTTAGGCTTCGTCTCCTTCTTCTTAAGTGGAGTATCCTCGACCTCTTCGGCCTCATCCTCTTCGGACCCTTTAGCCTTCTCGGCCGCTGCAGCCGCACGGGCTGCCTTTGCTGCCTCACGGCCAGCCTTCATCTTTGCCTTCTGCTCCTCACTCAGAGTACGCTTAGGTTTCTCGACCGTTTCGACCTTCTGAAAGTTGTCATCGTCGCTACAGTACTCATCGACATAGTCCTTAAACTTGTCTGCGTTATACTCCTCGCGGTTATTAATGAAATTCTTTACTCCAACAATATGGATCTTCAGAGAGGCCTCATCCGTGTCACGCTTATGCGCGTCCATGGATTCGGTCAGAATCTGCTTACGGTTCTCACTCATCTTCTTGACGTGTTCGTAATTAGTAGGCATTCTGTCTTTTTGTGATATTAACTATTATAAAATGTATGAATCCGTTTTCAGAAATTTACGTATAAATTGAGTTCTTTTATTCAAATCTTCAAATAATGGATATCTGGCCTCCAATTATCATAGGAAGTGTTATGTTTTTGTATATACAATCATTCAACCGAATTGCGACGATTTATTTTGATAGTGGAAAAACAGTAGAGTGGAGAGATTTCTTCACCGTAGTGTTACCGTTAAGTAACGTATGATGGGAGCGGGGATCGAACCCGCGCGGATTGCTCCATAGGTTCTTAAGACCTACTCCTTAACCACTCGGACATCCCATCGTAGTTTATTCGAACTTATTATGTAAATGAATTACGTTCTTTCTTTTAGAAGACCAAAATCCGTTACCGCGTTACCTAATTTTGAAGGCCGTTATTATAACAAAAATCCTGGTATTAATTGGTCTCCATTTATTCCGATTACGGACACACCAATTAACTATTTAGAAATTGGTGTATTGGATGGTGGAAATGTCATTCATATAGCAAAGTCTTATTGCAAGAATAGTGAATCTAAAATTTATTGTGTAGATCCTTGGATGGATTACGATGACTATCCAGAATATAAAGGTCTTCAAGAAAAAGGTTGGCGTACGTTCAATAAAAATATTCAGAACTCTGGAAACCTTGAAAAATTTATTATAAAACGCGGATTATCTGAAGATATTGTTCCTACGTTTGATAACGAGTTTTTTGATTTAATTTTTGTAGATGGAAACCATGAAACAGAATATGTTTATGCAGATGGAAAGATGGCCTTTGATAAAGTGAAACCAGGTGGATACATTGTATTCGATGATTATGTTGGTGCATGGCCGCAAACCGTAAAAGGAATTGATATGTTTCTAAACGAATACTCTTCTAGAATAAAAATTTTATCAAAAGAAAACTATTTTTGGCAAGTGATTGTTCAAAAGTTATAAATTGAAATGCTTCTTAAAACTAGCAACGGATTCGCGGAATGATGGTTTATTCCATAAGATCCACTTTGAAAGTGCCCCAGGCGTATCAGGCTTCTCCCAACTTTCACCCATTCCGGAGTGGCGATTTAAATAACGTTGTCTACGAGTCTTATCTTTATGTTTCGTATAGTCGGAATATCCTTTCTGACCAAACGGTACAATCTTTTCTTTACCATTCTTTTCAAAAACCGCATCGTACTTCTTCTCTTTCTTGTGCGATTTCCGGATAGTTTTTAGCTTCATTCTTTGTAATGGAAGAGTGGAATAAAAAAGTTCGTGAAATGAAGGATGAGAGTGAACTTCCGCATATGACTGAAAAGTTTGTATATCATATCTTTCAAGACTTGGTTCCTAGAAATAAGAGACTTAAGATCAAAAATAAAGAAAAGTTTTACCAACGTCTTGGAGCAGAATTTGATTTGTGGGCTGAAAATTTAGAAGAACAGTTCCCTAAAACACTAGTAAAAGAAGTATTAAACGACGATGAATTTTGGAAATTAACAGTTGCAGTGACAAAGCATGTTTAAAGACTTCTTCGCTGAAAACGGAACAATCTAGAGATAATGCATATTAATAACAAGAATGGGAGATACTATTATCGGTGTCCAATTTGGCATTGCCAACCCCGAAGAAATTGTAGCAAAAAGCGTTGTTGAAGTTATTACCGATAAAACATACTCTGTGAACCAACCTGTCCCAGGTGGTGTATTCGATTCACGTTTTGGTGTAATTGAAAACGGCAAAGTATGTCCAACATGTAAGCAGACCAATTTGCTATGCCCTGGCCATTTTGGACATATTCGTCTTGCTCGCCCTGTATATCTTTATCAGTTCATTGAACAGATTCAGAAGATTCTAGGCCTCGTATGTATCAATTGCTCAAATCCTTATCTACCCGATGACGAACTTGAAAAGATTGAGCGTGTAACTTCAGGTATTGAACGTTTCAACACTGTACGTGAGGTATCAACTTCTTACAAACAAAAAAGACAGAAGGAATCGTCATCATGTGCAATCTGCAAGTCGCCAGTCGTAAAGAAGGTTGATAAAATTGAAGATAAAGTTGCAAAACTACAGGCGCACTTTTATGATGATGAATCAGAACCAATCCCTCTCCAATGTGAAATGGTTCTACGTTGCTTTCAGCGTATCTCAGAACGCCACATTGAACTCATCGGGTTTAATCCTAAATTTAGTCGCCCGGAGTGGATGATTTGTACAGTACTCATTGTACCTCCTCTAACCGTTCGCCCATCTGTAGTTATGGAGGATAATCAGCGTATGGAAGATGATTTGACTCACAAGCTAATTGATATTGTGCGAAACAATCAGCGCCTACGTGATAAGATTGACAAGGGCGAGTCGGGTGACATTATTGATAAGTACACAGAACTCGTACAGTTTGACGTAGCTACATATGTCGATAATGACATCAAGGGACTGCCGCCTGCTGCTCAGCGATCTGGTCGTCCTTTGAAGACTCTAAAGTCGCGTCTCGGAGCAAAGAATGGTCGTGTTCGTGGTAACTTGATGGGTAAGCGTGTAGATTTCTCTGCTCGTTCTGTTATTACCCCTGATGCCAATATTGATTTGGATGAGCTTGGAGTTCCTGAAGAGATTGCCATGAACTTGACGTTCCCTGAAGTTGTAACGTCATTCAATCGTGATCGTCTGATGTCGTATCTAAAGAACGGCCCCGGTGCGTACCCTGGTGCAAAGTCAGTACTATTCGCAGATGATAAGCGAAACGTTAATTTGAAATATATTAACACTGCTCTTCTTGATCTGAAGAACGGAGACGTTGTACATCGCCATCTAATCGACGGTGATGTTGTACTCTTTAACCGTCAACCCTCTCTACACAAAGCTTCAATGGAATGCCATCGTATTCGTGTTCTTCCGTATTCTACGTTTCGACTGAACGTTTCGGCCACTCGCCCATACAATGCTGATTTCGACGGAGATGAGATGAACATGCACGTTCCCCAGTCAATTCCTGCAGCTATGGAGCTTAAGTATCTTGCTTCTGTTCTCCGTCAAATCATCAGTCCTCGTACCAATTCACCAATCATTCAAATCTTTCAGGATACTCTAACTGGTTCTTATCGCATTACTCAGCCGAATACTAAAATTCCTGAGTATATCGCGATGAATCTACTTGCTCGCATGAGACGTCCTCTGAGTTCGTATGTTCGAAAGAATGATAGACTAACTGGTCACGAAGTCATGTCAAACGCGTTTCCAATCATGGATTATGAAGGAAAGATTACGCTGAAGGATGGAAAGCTCGTAAAGGGTGTTCTCGGTAAGGATGCTTTTGGAAAGACATCCGAAGGAATCATTCATGTGCTTTACAATGATTTCAGTCCTAAGCGCGCTGGTGATTTCATTAATGATATCCAAAGTATTGTTACAAAATACAATCTATTTGCTGGATTCTCAGTTGGAGCTGGCGATCTAATTGCAGATGAAGCAACCGAAGAATTTATTAAGGTTACGCTAGCAGAAGGACGACAGAAAGTTGCTGATATTCTTTCAAGTGTTCATTCAGGCACTTTTAATAACACAGCTGGTCGTTCCGATGGCGCAGAGCTTGAAAATCAGATCATGAATGCTCTAAAAGAAATTAACTCTAAGATTGAAGAGAAGGTTGGCAACAGTCTTCCCAAGGATAACCGAATGGTTCAGATGGTAGAATCAAAGGCTAAGGGTTCAAACTTGAACATCACTCAGATGTTGGCTCTACTAGGTCAGCAGATGGTAGCCGGTCAGCGTATTAAGTATACGTTGCAAGATCGTACCCTTCCTCACTTTGCTCGTTATGATCACGGCATTGAATCACGAGGATTTGTAGAGAACAGCTTTATATCCGGTCTTCGTCCTGCAGAGTTCTTCTTCCACGCTATGGGTGGACGCGAAGGCTTGATTGATACTGCAGTAAAGACATCAGATTCAGGTTATATTCAGCGTAAGCTAGTTAAGATGATGGAAGATCTACATGTTGAATATGATGGAACCGTGCGAAATGTGAATGGTTCAATTTTCCAGTTCGTATACGGCGGTGATGGTGTCGACAGTGTTTCTATTGAGACACAACCGATTGATCTTGGTGTGATGATTCTGGAGCAAGTGTATAAAGACTTTGCTGCATCCGCAAATGATTTCAGAGCTGTTATGAGCACGGAACCCAGTGAGGATCCTCCTGATCTACTCGAGAAAATCTTGGAAGATCGCGATGTCCTTGTTCGCAACGTATTTCGATTCCAGAAGAAATCAGAAGTTTCAGCGCCTGTACATCTAAAGCGACTAATAACTAAGTATGCAAATCCGTACGCACTAAAGACTGATCTGACGCCAGAATACGTTGTAGGCGAACTTCAAAGACTAACAGAAGAACCTATGATCAAACCCAATTACCTATTTCATATTCTGCTTCGGTACTATCTTGCACCGAAGAAGTCAATTATTGTACTACGCCTAACTCAAGCGATGTTCGACGAACTTCTTAAGGATATTCGCTTCAAGTACATGAAAGCGCGAGTTCATCCTGGCGAGATGGTTGGAACACTGGCTGCGCAGTCAATTGGAGAGCCTACCACACAGCTTACACTAAATACATTCCACTCCGCCGGAACTGCTAAGGCGAATGCTACGCAAGGTGTACCACGTATTGTAGAACTTCTATCTGTATCACACAACCCTAAGAATCCCAGTGATGTTATTTATCTCAAACCAGATATTGCGATGGACTCAAATGCAGTATTCTATAAGATGAAAGAGATTCAAAAGACCACACTACGCGATATCACGAAATCTGTTCGAATCTATTATGATCCAGATCCGTCTGCGAAGGGAACTTCAATCGAAGATGATAAAGATATTATTGAATCATACCAACGATTTTCAGTAACTAACCAAACAGTGTGTACATCTCCTTGGATTGTTCGTCTAGAGTTGAACCCTAAGGAAATGACATCTCGCTGCGTTACCGATATGAATATGATTTCAACAAAAATTTCAAATAATAAGGTCCTTCGTGTATTCGAGTGTATTCATTCTGATAGTAACACACCTAACAAGCTAATCATGCGTATTGCATTCTTGCCCGACGTTGTTAAGAATTCACTCTCTCTCCGATTCATCGAAGAGAAACTCCTTGATACAGTCCTTACCGGAGTAAGCGGAATTGGACGCGTATACCGTCGTGATAATAACAAGGAACTCATTCTAGATGAGAAAGTGGGTGGATATGTACCAAATAAGCAATATGTAATTGATGTCGATGGACTCAATCTACTTGATCTAGCTACCATTGAAGGTGTTGATCCTTATCGTTCATTCTCAAACGACGTACACGAGATTATGGACGTGTTTGGCGTTGAAACAGCTCGTCTTGCGTTATACCGTGAGTTCATGGAAGTATTCACGACTGAGTATGTGAACTATCATCATATGATCACCCTAGTAGATACTATGACATATCCGGGTTATCTGGTGACAGTTGATCGCTTTGGTATGAAGAAGAGCAATAATGGCGTTCTTGCTAAATCGTCATTTGAGGAAACGTCTCAGATTCTATTTGATGCTGCTATCTCTGCCGATTTTGATAAGATGAAGGGTGTATCTGCAAATATCATGTTTGGTCAGAAGCCTCCGTGTGGTACTGGATTTGTCAACGTCCTTGTTGATGAAACTAAACTTCCGGAAGGAGCAGAAGAAGATATGTCTGCATTTGATACCGATTTGAATGCTGCAAATGTAGCTGTTGCGCAAGAAGAGGATACTGGAATGTGTAGAATGGAGGATGTTCTCATGGAATGGTAAATTAATAATAAAAATTGAATAAAAAAGAATTAGTAATTACTATCTCTTTTTTATTTTTTTAAGGTTTACTTTAGGTTACTAGTTGCTGTACGCAAGACCAGCCATACCACTCATGATACGGAGAATGTTGTAGTTCACCGCATATACACGAACATCCCAAGTGCGGTCAGTAGTCTCATCCATACCCATCGCACCATCTAGATTCATTACAATCGTCGCTGTGTCAATACGGCTGAAATTGCATGTACCAGACGGCTGGTGCTCTTCGGGCTTGAGAGCAAACGAGTACATGTAAATACCACCTTGGTGGGTAGGTAGAGAAGTCGTGGCCTGCACTGTGGCACCTAGACCCGTGTGGTGCTGGTACATCTGAACCTGGTTAAAGTAATCACCATAGCGACGGTCTAGACGATCCTGGCCGTTGATCTGTAACCATTGATCAAAAATAGCTTCCTTATCATACGTAAAAGGTTGTAGACGAGTAGCAGACTTACGGTAACCCTGTGCAAGCTTACAGTTACGGTACTCTGAAGGCTGCACCACCCAAACAAGCTCTTTTACGGGGTGATTGAACGTTAGGTCAATACGGTTATTGTAAGATGAAATACCCTTATCTTCGTTGTACTGTACCTGCTCAATGAGGTACTCGTGGCTCTCCTGAGCCATACGACGGCGCTCCTCCGTATCTAGATATATATAATCTACATAGATTGATGCATTGATCGGCTGAGGAAGAGCTGACGCATTGTTAAAGTTACCAGCGATTAGCTGCGCGTCGCTCCACTGGAGATCGATTTTTACCTCGTGGTACTGTAGCGCAATAAGCGGTAGAGCAGCGCCCGGGTTGCGAGTGTAGAAAAACGTTAGAGGAATGTAGAGAGTATTGGGAACAGACGGTTTACCAGAAACTGTGTTGCACGTAGCTGTGTTTCCAAATACAACTGTACTGGCGCTTGTACCAGTAACAGGTAGAGTAACAGCGGTTACAGGAGCGATGGATGTAGTAACAGCACCACCACTTGTAGCTGCTGCAAATACAGCAGCATTGGTTGTTACTGCCCCAGTAACTGCGTCATCATAGTTCTGCGTGGTAGTAGAAGTCGAGGGTCCACCACCTACCATGTTCCATAGCTTCTTCGACTTCCATAAATCAGACGTTAATGAATCCCATAGATAGAGCCATTCACCATACAGACGATCGACCTGTTGACCACCAATATTGAGTTCGACATACTTTATTAGATTGTAGCCAAGGCGACCCTGATCGTTGTTGAATGTACCGGCGGGCATTGTAACTTCTAGGTACGTTGTGTAAAGAAGGTCAGCGTGACGACCGAGAACAGCGGAATGCTTTGTTCCCCAGGCGGCCTGGCCAGTAAAATTCACACGAAACGGCTCCATCGCGAAGTTCGTGTGACGTTTGAAGAGACCCTTCCAGAAAGTAATTTGCGGATTACCACTTAGGTATGCATCTTGAGCACCACAGGCAACGAGTTGTAGTAAACCGCCACCCATTTGTCTTTATATGTTAGGTATACCGAATTTTTTAATGGTGACGACGACGGCGCGTCTTGCGGTGGCGCTTTCCACCCCCAGGATTACCATGAATTTCATTATCCTCTGAACCGCCACCGTGCTTCTTGTACGTCTTCTTGGCCTCCATAATTACCTTATTAAGGCCGTCACCCTTCTTGTAACTACCCTTCGACTTCATCTTCTTCATCGTCTTTTTAACGTGAACGAGCCATTTGTTTGCCATTTTATATTGTATGAAAGAATTTTTATACAACGATGTCATAGATCGGACTGGTTGCCTTCATAGGTTGGAATGACACCTTCGGATCGGGTTCAACAGGTACGGCGTATTTTTTAGGAACTAACGCACGCAATGCTTCAGGTTTGAGAACTACACTATTCTCTTGAAATTGACCTATATATAGTTCCATCATAGTATCAACGGATCCATAATTCATCATTGTCCACTGGCATCCATACGTAAAAAGAATTTGAGGATTAAAGTTTTTAAGATCAGAACCAATATCAGGAACAACCATCGTAATATGGTCACGGTTATTTTGAATTAATTCTTCATGATCAAATGTTTGTGCAGCTTCCAAGTACTTTAATCTTCTTAGGTCAGACGTTGCCCATGATAGATTTACAAGTTCATCCATTAAAGTTCCCTTAACTTCACCGCCACTTACAATAATTAATTTACGCTGGAGATTGCACATTGGCTCAACAGCTAAATTCTTCTTTTGATAACTGTACGAAAGAGGTAACATAAATGAACGACATGTTTCTTTCAAAATAGTTGCGCATGCATTAATTGTAGCTGTTTTATTTGTATGAAACACTAAACTTAGTATGAATGGATCAGATGAAACCGGACATGTAATACTATTGAAAGCATTATTTACAATACTTACACAACAGGCTTCAAATGGAACTGTATTATATGCATAATCTGTTCCTAAATTTTGATTTTTAAGGCCAACAACGGGCTTACCGTTTCCATCATCATAAATGTCTAGTTCAACCAATCGAGGGCCAGCTTTTATAACTAAAGGTAATATTGAGTCTGATACATAATCATAA